AATATATTCTTGTTGTTCCTCCAAAGCCAGCCTCTGTTGCAACCGCGTCGCCCACTCTTCTTGCTTGAGCAATTTGAAACTTAGGATATTTTAGCGCTATGTTGCTTCCTGATGTTAGTTCACCTTTACTTGTGAAAGAGCCAGTATCATTACCTAAAGCATCTGAAAGTACGTGAGCTGCTTTGTGTGAATTAATAATACTAGAATATTCCAGCACAGCTTCTTCATAAGCAGAATAGACATTACCAACTGTAAGCTCAATATCAACAACATCACCACCAAGCTTTTTGTATGTGTAAGCAACTTGGTCAGCAGCACCACTTAGGAACTCAGCAGAGCCTGTATACATACCAAAGGGTAGTGTAGAAGCTACATCGCCAGGAGAGCCTGTGGAAGGCAATATTACGGCGCTTACTGTAGAAGATGGGGAAAGAGTAGTGGGCATTAATGAAAGCCTCCTGTTTACTATCTAAATAGTGGAGGGAAAAACAAAACCCCCGCCGAAGCGGGGGGAACTTTACTCAGCCTCAACGGGCTTAGTGGTTCTACGTTTTCTTGTTCTCTTTGGCTTTGGAGTTTCCACTGGCTTTGGCTTTTCAGCTTCAGGCTTAGGTTCCTCTCTAACCATCAATCTTTTTGTTACAGAGCTTGGCATTTTTTACCCTCAAACATCAGCAGGCACGTCGTAGCCATAAAGCCTAATAACTAACTTACCGCCAGTGTAGGCAGTGGCAGCATCGCCACCACTGGAGCCGCCATAAGCAAGATAGAGGTACTTATCAGCTAGCTGGCTAGCATCATAGCTTGCAGCAGTTGGGCTTGCACCAGCAACAAGAGAGCCAGTTGCAGCAAGAATTGTTGCTTGTCCGGTTGCGCTTCCTGATAAACCTGCATTAGCGGCAGTACCAGAAACTAGATCAATGTCAGCTTTTCCACCTGTTGGAGTCTCAACACAAATCATCTCAACTAGTGTGACGTGCCCATTTACAGCCGTAGTAATCTGACCTAAGTGAGAAACAGCAGCACCATCAGCACCAATAATTTCTCCAGCACCATGAGTAGATGATAGAGCACCCTTCGATGATCCTAGATCAACATAAATTTCTGTCACAATCTCAGAGCCGTCTCTTGCGACAGTTGAGTGTCCAATGGCATCAACAGCGCCGGGACCTGCTGTCATGCCGCTCTTCTGGCCTAACTTTTCAAGAGAAAAGAGCCTCTTTCTTCCTAATCTTCTATTTCCCATTGCATTTCTCCTTTTTATATTATTGCAATAACTTGTCTTATTCAATGAATTATTACCAGCCACCTCGGTAATAAAACTTTCTAAGGGCAGTGGCCTCGCCCAGAGGAGAATATTTCAAGTTACTTTAATTAGTACCACAAAAAACAAAAACCCCCTGCCGAAGCAGGGGGCCAAGTTTTAGTTTGTGTCAGCTATCAGGAAGCACCTGACTCACCGAGCATACCACGCACAACGACTAGACCGTACATATCTGGACGAACCATCTGCTTCGCGTAACGGGTCATGACACCCTTACGTGGCACGAAGTCTTCTGGTCCAAAGATAGTTGGAGTAGTCTGTAGTGGGACATATGGCGCGTAAACATAGCCGCTTTCAAGGAAGCTGCTACCGCGACGACCGACTAGAATGACGTTGCGTAGGAAGTATGGGTCAACAATGACATCAAACTTCTTGCTGACTGAACCAGCCTTGATTGCACCGATTGAACCAGACTCATCATCGTGAGTGACACTAGCGCGGAAGCCACTGGTGAACTCAAGGACGTTTGCCAACTCTGGGCCAAGGACCACAAAGTTAGCACCGCCACGTAGAGTCTTGCGGTGAATCTGAGCGGAGACATCGTTGATAGTCTCAACAAGAGTCTCGTACCACTCAGAAACGGTGCCGGTGAAGTCAGGAGCAGCAGAAGATGCACCTAGCTCAGCACCAGTCTCGCGGTTGACAAAGAGACCTGGGGAACGTGACCAGTAGAAAGTACCAGCGGTGGCACCGTTAACAAGGTCAGCGAGGATCTCACGGTCAATCTCAAGGGCAATCTGCTCAGAGAGGATCTGGGTAAGCTCAACCTCAGCGTCGAGGTTGTGGTAAGCGTTAAGATCCTGACCTAGCTCTGGGGTCCACTTGGCCTTGAGCTTCTTGGTCTGAGCGGTAACTGCGATTGAGTCAACCTTGATGTCAATCTCAGGAATGTCAGCGTTGCCTTCTAGTGGGTAATCATAACCACCAATTGCACCAAGAGCAGCAGAACCAACGGTAATGCTATCTGCCTTTGGATACTCAAAAGTACCGGCAGGAAGGGCATTACCAACAACAGTTGGGGTTTCTGACTCAGTAATCTCTGCTGGCTCATCAACAACAAGGAAAAACCTAACAGCAGCAGCTTGGCTGGTAAGGCCAGACTGATGTGGAGCACCTCTTGAATCAGAAGAAACTCTCTTGGTTAGTCTTCTAACCTGCTGAATGTTAGCCATCGCGGTTATGGTGCCGATATTAGCGTTGCCGTTAATGTCTGCCAAGAAGCCAGAAGTAGTTGCACCATCAATGACATCCTTAATGGCAAAGGTTGCCATGTTGTCAAAATCAGGGGATGTAAAGACAGCCTCTGCAACATCGAGAACAATAACAGCTTTGTCGGTTGCACTCACTAGATCGGGGTCATACTCAAGAACAGAAGCCTGATCTTCAGTAAGATCACCATCAAGCTTGATTAGAGTTGTAACCGCAGCACCAGTTAGGGCGCTGGCCACGTTGATGTTGCTACCAGTTGGTGAAGCATATCCATAGCCACGGGCAGAAGTGCGAGGGCCAGAAAGGTCACCACCAAGAGTATCAACTAGGTTAACACCGCCGGTAACCTGTGAGCCAAGCTTGTCGGTACCGTAAATAGACTCGGTTCTACCAGTACCAATGTTACCAAAACGGCTGGTCTGGCTGCCGCTATCTCCAAGACTTGGTGAAAAAGTAAAGTCAAGGAAGAAGATTAGGCCAGATGGTAGGGACATTGGCTGAACGCTAACGAGATCGTTGGCGATAAGGCCAGCGAAAACACGACGAACAATTGGGAAAGCGACGGTTGCAAAACCCTCGACCTGACCGTTGCTCATTGAGTTAGACTCGCGGAGTAGCTCCTTGGCTTGGTTCTCTAAGAGACGAGCCATAGCGTTACGGTTACGCTCTGAGTCGAGGCCCTCAAGTAGGCCGGTGCGTTCCCACTTCTTGAGTAGGGCGTGAGACTCTGCTCTCACATCACGATTGACTACGCCTTCAGTCAATCTTTCAATTAGTCCAGACATTTATACCTCCTTATATTTGTTAAATACCTGCTAGTTTTTTCCATCGATCTGTAAATGGATCGACAGGCTTCTCTTCTTGATGACGAGAAGCGCGGATTAATTGGCTAGGACGGGAGATCGCTTCGCTAAGTGATTGTGGTCTACGACTAGGTGTAGACGCCACTGTGCTCTCAAGTGACTCAAATATAGTCTTTGCCTCTTTAACCGAACCAGCTTTGGAAATAGCTTCGACAATCTTAGTTTTTTGTCGCTCATTCAAGGAGGTATTTCTAAGCACACGGTTCGTGTATAGTAGACGAGCGTTGGAGACATTAACTTCCTGAAGGTTGTCTTTTGCCTTACCAAGCAACTCGGCCATTTGTGTAATCTTGTTCTTTAAATTCTTGTTTTCGAAGACAAGCTCTTCTTGAGCCTTCTTCATGGCCTTGATCTCTTCGTCAACACCGGTTGACTTTCTTGCGGCCATTCCTCTTTCCATTTGATATTTCTTTTCCTCTGAGCGCATTCCAGCCCAGCCAGAGAGATCAGCACCAGTATCAACTCTCAGCTTCTCCATAATAGCATCAGCCATGGCATCAAGAGGATCCTCTTCTTCGTTGAGGTCATCATCGGAAAGCTCAATCTCTTCATCAAGCTCTTCGGATTCATCCTCAAGAAGAGAGGCTAGGTCTTCTTCGTTAAGGTCAATTTCTTCATCTTCGTCAAGCTGGCTCTCAAGCTCTTCAATAGCTTCACGAAGTGCATCAAGGTTTACAGAAACAGGAACAGTATCGTCCTCACCATTAAGGCGAACGTCGCCCTGATCTAAATCGTCAGTTGCGGAAAGGGTAACATCAGAGTCATCCTCAAACAGTTCCACATCTTCAGGAGCAGCTTCCATAGCTGGCTCTTCGGCACCGGCTTCTGGTGGGACACCAAGATCACCAAGACCCTCAAAATCACCTTCCATTCCAGGTGGGGTCTCGTCTTGCTCAAGAAGTTCATCTAGCGTTGACTTGACTTCAGCAGAATACTTCTCAATAATAGAAGCCTCGGCATTCTTGAGTGCCGCTTCCTTTAAAGCCTTTGCATCAACAATGGCCTGCTCTAATAGTGATGACATCAAATATACTCCTAATAGTACTATTTCAATTTAATTAGTATGGTCAGAAACTAAAAGCAAAATACTTTGTTTTAGGAGTTGAGAGCGTCTAAAATAAGTCTAGCTAGCGCTCTACAGGTTGCAACATCTGGTGAGTTAAAATCATCTGGATCATATGACGCTAGCAAAGAAATTACTTCATCGTTTGATATGCAAAGCTCAACTTGCTTGCCATCGATCTCAAAACCTTCTGGAAATACAACCGCAGTTTCGAAACAGTTTGTTACTTTTTTCATTTTTATCCTAATAGAATAACTTGATATGCTATCTTTTGTTTTTGAACGGCATTAGAAAGAGCACCATGAGTTGCGCCTCTGGCACACATGCCAACTTGGACATATAGATCGTCAGAGCCAGTAGCGGCAGTTCCTAAAGTCTTTTCAATATTACCAAGACCTCCACCCACCACAGAAGACGGTACTTGCGATATAATCCCAGTCTTATTCGAATAGTTCATAACCCCTGTTGCGATACTTGAACTATCCAGCCTTGTGCTTCCAAGTTGCGTGCCAACGGTCGCTACTTGATTCGCATAATCATTATTTGTGCCTGTAGTTCCCGAACCATCATTAAAAACAATAGCTGCATAAAAAAGTTGTGTGGTTTCTAGCGTCGAGCCGGTAGCGTAGGGGCGAATTGCTGTCCCAATCCCAAAACCAAAAGGAGCAGGATTTGATGATGACTGTGCTTGTATTGTAGTAATGAATAAAAAGTTGTCGTTT